AGAATCTCGCCGGGCGTTCTTGCTGACTCAGGCCAGGTTCTTGTTGGGCTCGTGGCGACCCAACGGCTCCAGGCCGCGGCGCTGCGCCTCGGTGGTGGCCACCGGAGCGGCGAAGCCGAGCTCGTTGAGCTTGGCGTCGATCTCCTTGACCCGGGCACCATCGGTGGTGCTGTTGCGCTGAGCGACCAGCGCGCGCGCCTCGGCGACCTTCTGCCCGATGTCCTCGAGGTCGTCGTCGGCCTTGCCCAGGGCGCCCTGGGCACCCGCCCACTTGGCCGCGCGCAGCACGGCCTCGTGGTCCGGGCCGGGGTAGGGGACCGGCTCGGTCTCGACCGAGGTGGGCGGCACGACGCCCTTGGCGGTGTGCTTGTCGGCCGGGTTGTCGCCCTGCGGCGCGGGCCCCGACAGGGTCTTGGGCTCGCCGCCCTTGTCGCCCCGGACGTCGTCCGCCTTGAGGCTCGCCGACGTCTGGCTCTTGCTCTCAGCCATGATGGTTTCTCCTACTACTCGGGGATCACTAGTGCGAGTACCCGGTAGGTAACCGCGGGAGTGGTGCCACCGATCGTCGAGGTCACCCGCACGTAGGGCGCGGTGATCCGGGCGTTGATGGTGGCGTTGCCGGCGGCGGTGATGTTGGCCGCCGTGCCGCCGCCGGTGACCGCCGAGTACGACGAGCCGTCGGTGGACTGCTCGATGGCCACGGCGAGGGTCGGCGTGGTGCCGGTGATGGCCGAGACGTGGATGAAGCAGGCCACGTCGGCGGCGGAACCGGGGTTGGCGATGGGGCCGGAGTTGGTCCCGGCCGAGGCGGCGGTGCCCGTGAGCACGACGTCGCCCAGTACTTCCCTGAGGCCCATTACGGACTCACCGCCCGGACGATTGCGCGGTACGTGGCGTTCGCCGTACCGCTAACCATCGCCAACCTGAAGTAGCGACCGGTGATGGCGTACTCCTCCGAGCCGGACGCCAGGGTGTCCTGGAAGATGTACACCTGGTCGGCCGTCTGCTGGATCTGGGGGAAGACGCTGGCCGTCGTCGACAGAACCCGGATTCTTTCAATTCCGCTGGAATCGATCCAATCTCCGGTGTAGTTCCCCGATCCATCGAGGGTTGTGTTGACCTCGACCAGGAGGTCTCCGCGTCGCGCCATAGAGGCACCTGCCCGTTCTATTCGGAATCTTCAGATGGAGGCATGCGCCTCCAGGTACTCCACGACCTTGCGGAACATCTCCACACTGTCGCCGAATCGGCCGAGCAGCAGATTATGCTCAGGGCAGAGCAGGCCGCGCACATCGTTGGTCTCGTGGTCGTGGTCCACGTGCAGGTACGTGCGGTACCTGCCCGCGGTAAGTTCCTCGGGCTTGACACCACACAGGGCGCACCCGCCACCCTGCTCCGCCAACAGTCGGTCGTAGTCCCTGGCCGTGATGCCATACTTTCGGCGCAGGTGCCTGTCTCGCGTTTGACCCGACTCCTTGCGAAATCGGTCTCCGCAAACGAACGAGCAAAATGCAGCATCGCTCTTGAGCTGCCTAGGGACGTATCGCTTACCGCATTGCTCACAGTTGCGCGGTTCGTGTTGGCCCCTGGGGGGCATCTCGTCACGAGCCTTCGCGGCGTGGCAAGCGCGGCACCAGGTGCCGCGCTTGCCCCAGTACGACGGCGAGAAACCCTCCGGGCCCTTGCCGACCTTGCACCAACCGCACAACTGTAGCTGTCCTGACTCCATGCATCCATATTATCAGAATGTGGATGTATGGAGTCAGAAGGTTAAAACTGAGGGGCGATCAAGCCAGTCCCGTTGATCTTCGCCACGCCGTTGGCGAACCGCGCGAAGGTGTAGGCGAAGTAGCCGTAGAGCACCAGGAGCACGCCGAGGCTCGACGCCGCCGCCTGCTCGGCCCGGATGAACACCGGGGCGTTCGGGTCCTCCCAGAGGTGACACTCCGAGGTCGGGACGATGTAGATCTCATCCTCGGTGCCGGCGCCCAGCGTGGTGGCGATGTTGTTGTCGACGATGACGACCAGACCGTTGGGCAGCAGACCGCGCGCACCGGAGCCGTAGCGGGTGTGCAGGTTGGTGCCCATGGTCTGCGGGCCGATGTTGGGCTGGCTGATCATCGGCCACGAGGTGGTGAGCTGGCTCTGCAGCCAGGCCCAGCGCCGCGAGTGCATGACGGCCACGTCCGGGCTGCCGAAGCCCATCAGCGCGGTGTCCACGCCCGACTGCGCGCCCAGGATCTTGGGGTAGAGCTCGGGGCCGGTCGGGCTGGCGTCGGTGTAGGCCGTCGCGGTCGCCACGTTGGTCAGGCCGTTGGTGGCCTGGTTGAGCAGCGTCGAGTCCAGCGCCGTGGAGTAGCGGCGGAACAGGTCGTCCATGACGACCGACTCCACGCCGGTGCCGCGCTCGATGGCCTGACGCGAGAGCGTCTGCTGGCCGGCCGCGGTCTGCACGTTGATCGTGAGCAGCGTGTCGTCGATGTTGGTTTCCTGGACCGCGGAGTTCTCCGTAGCCTGGATGGCCACACCGGTGGCGGTGGTGATCTTCGAGATGTTCACCGACATGCCGTCCGCGGGCAGCGGGTGCTTGTTGCAGACGTCGGCGAACGGCCGCAGCGCCGCCGCGGCGGGCGCGTACATGTCGGTCAGGTACTGCGGGACCGTGAGGCCCGCGAAGGCGCCGGTGCCGACCGCGCGCTCCTGGAGCTGGCCCGCGCGCTCGACCCGCTCCTCCTGCATGTGGTACGCCAGCCGCGAGGAGGCCTGCACGTCACCGAAGAGGAACTGGTTGGTGACGTCGCGGATGAACGAGACGCCGGTGGGGTCGGTGTCGGGGCGGTAGGTACGCGCCTCGCGCCCGACCCGGGCGACCCGGTCCTGGGTGCGCGCCGTGACGCCGGTCGGGGTGACCTCGCGCTCCGCGCGGCCGGTCTCCAGCTCCTCGCCCTTGATCTTGTTGGCGTTGGAGAGCTTGACCTTGATGCCCTCGGCGTCGGACTTGGCCCCGTCGCGGGCGACGGCGAGCTGCGCGATGCGCTCGTCCTCCTCCGCGGTGAGGTTGGCCCGGCCTTCCTGGGAAGCCAGGGACAGGATGGCCTTCGCCTCGGCGATGGCCTTGTCGCGGCGCTTGTGCGCGGCTTCGAGCTCCACCTCGATGGAGGCGATCAGCTCGTCGATGGTCGCCATGGGTGGCAACTCCTTCGAGTAGTGGGACTGGTGGTGAGGGAGCACCCGCGCCGCGCTCTGAAGGGCGCGCCGCAGCACCGCCGGTCTGACTGCCGGACGGAGTTGGGCCGTGCTGACCGCTGTGGCTGTGAATGGCCGAGGCGGGAGAATGGAGGACATGAATCGCCTTGAACCTCAGGCTTCAACACAGTGCGAAGCGACACTGAGACACGCTCACGGCGTCTCAGGCTGCTGGCTCAGGGGCGATCACGACGGCAAGCACAAGACCCTCTGTGAGTCCTGCGAAGAATCCGGTGACTACGACACGTGGCTGAGCTGGGAGGGCAACGGACGGACGGAATGGGCTATCTAGTCGTCCTCGCCGTTCATCTGCCACTCCAGCCGCACCAGGTGCAGCGAGCGGCCCAGATCGGCGCGCTGGTCGTTCTTGAGCCCCTTGACGGGGGGCAGCAGCGACGAGGGGGCGAGGACGGGGGCCGCCTCGTCGCTGCTGGTCTTGGGGGCCATCCGGAGCTTGACCGGACCACCGGGGGCGTCGTCCTGCTCGGCGGCGTCGACCCGGCCGAGCAGGACCGGCTTATCGTTGATGCCGGTGCGCGCCCAGATCTCGGTGTCGGGCTGCACCCGGTGCCACAGCTCGCTCGGCGCCTCGATGTCCCAGGCCTTGCGGATCGGCATGGAGCCCAGATCCACCACGGTGGGCTTGAGTTCGGCGCGCGCCTGCAGGCGCTCCAGCGCAGCCCGCGCGGTGCCCGCGGGCAGCCGGTCCAGGTCGGCCATCAGTTCGACCGAGCGGGCGCCGATCGAGGTGTAGGGGTTGGCCCCGTAGTTGACCGCCGAGACGTCGCCGCGGTCGATGTTGACCTGGCGGATGCGGAACTCGGTGTAGTCCTCGTTCCAGTCACCGTCGTCGATGCGGAACGCGAAGCTCATCTCGGTGACGTCTTCGTCGTTGATCGCGTGGATC